GTCTTTTATTTTGTTCACCGTATTCTCCACAGTGAAAAAATCTTATTTTTTTGTGCTTCTTTCTCAATCTTTTCATAAAGAGTTGAAAATCACGCACATCTACAGAATTAGGATTATCTCTTTTACCTAATTCTTCTTCATTAAAAGTTAATGTTATAAAACATGAATTTTCGTGCATTTGGTTTTCATGCACTAATCTTACAGCCCATTGTCTACTGTATTCTAATCTACAACCTACACACTGACCACACGGTAAATTAAACCCTTTTGCAAAAGGGAACGGTTTATTAAACGTTATTTTTCCTTCGCTTCGATATGCGAGTAGGGGGTGGTAGCATGCCATAGCATGTTTATATTCTATATCCACCACGCATAGGTTTAACGTGGTTTTTTCTATTTACTTTCATTGCTGTTTTTGCAAACATCTTTTTGCTTTTCTTTCTTGCCATTTTCTTTCTATACATGTCTTTCTCCTTTTTTATTTGTTAGGGGTGTCACTCCACACAGTTAACATCAAGTAGTTAACTGTGTGGGCTCCTTCTGAGCTTCTTGAGCTGTTGATGGCTCACCAGCTTCAGAAGGAGCTTTAGTTGTAGCCGAGGACGGACTTACAACTTCTGGGGTTTCTATAAAACCCATCTTTTTTAATTCTTCTTTGTTGTCAGGATTTGACACAAATTCATAAAATTTGCCTGGGTCATTATCAAATTTTTTACGAATATCAGACGGTATTGTCATGAATTCGTTTTGAGCATCTCGAACTAAGTCTAGTGCTTCTCGGTAATCAGCAACTTCCGAGAAATCTCCGTAGCGAGCTTGTCCTCGCTGTACGTGTTCGATTATGCCATTTCTATCGTGTTTTTTTATTATATTAATGACTTCACATTCGTCTTTATAATGTTGTTGTGTTAGGCTTTCTCCGATTGTTTTAAATACATATTTTTTATGCGGTTCGTAAGCCGTTCTAAAAGTTGTAGTTATTATTGTTTCAACTTTTGATTTTTTGTTCGTCATTTTGTCCTCTTAATTGATCCATCTGGCATTCTAATGCCACCAGGTCTAACGGTTATACGTACGCCTTTATTTGGTGAATTGTAATAATCTGACAAAATACCTTTATATTCTTTGTCAATATATTTTTTAAATTCTCTGTAACCTTCAGCAGTTGATTCTTGTAAATACTGACCAATTTTTCCAATTTGATCTTTTACATATTCAACGTTTCTTCCTAATAAACTATTGTTTGTATCTTTAATAACATTAGTTTCTGCTTGTGTTTTTGCAGTATTAGCATTAGTAAATTCAACATTTGCTTCATTTTGTTTAGTTTGCAAATATTGATTAACTGCATTTGTAGCTACATTTTCTGGATTATATGTACTTCCAGTTGGCGTACTTGCTCCACCAAATTTTCCAGCTAAAATTGGATTAAGGCCAGCTTTTTTCATGTCTGTCATACCTCTTTGATAAGAGGTATCCGACATTTCTTTTTGAAAAGCCATTTGTCTTGCAGATGCTGCTTTAGCAGCTTTATTTCGCATCATGCCACCAAGCATTGATGCTCCACCAGATATTAATGCAGCTTTAATCATTAGAAATGATCTATCAGACCAGGTACACCGTATGTCGGCATTGGTCTTGCACATTTAAGTTTAAAATACATATCCAAAATTAAATTTGGATAATTTTGTACTGCAGTTACTCTGTCTACTGGTGGATTTTCTTCTATAAAGCTTGCGTTTAATGCTGGCAAGCTTCCAAAATCCTGTGCCAAATGCCATGTATCCAAACTTTGTGCAAAGTTTGAGCGCATTTGTCCAGTAACATTACTTGGTTTATATCTGTATTCTGCATATCTTTCTTGATATCCAAATACATCATTATCTGATGTTGTTCCTTGTGCATAAATTTCTTTATTTAACACTGCTTGTTCTCCAAGATGGGCTAGGGCAGGCCAATAAAAATCCCATCTTGTTTGCCTACTAAAATGTCTGGCTAATCCTTGCTGATATGTTAAATCAGCAAATACGCAAGCTAAACCTATTACTACACTATGTTCAGTAAATGATTTGTTAAATCTATGGCCGGTAAAACCGGTAGTACCATAACCACTAAGATTACCTTGTGGTGTTGTAGTATCTGTACTACTTGTTTGTGCTACAGGATTAATATTAATCCTGTCTTTTCCGCCACCGAGATATTCGGGGCGCTGTAATCTAGCATCAGGGCTAGTTACTCCGAAGTGACTTTGTATAACTTCGGTATATCTTGTTCCACCCCTAGCATCTTTTTCATACAATCTTTGTATTTGAAATGCTTCTCTTAACTGATTAATTGTTGCGGCCGTTGCATCTGATAAATCAGCGTATAAACCTAAATCTGTATTAGGTGTGACGGCACCTAAATAAGCGTAAGTTGGATTACCTCCTGAAACAGTTTCAGTATACCAAGGATTACCGCTATCAGCGTCATTATTAATAGTGTACGCGGCTGTTTGTGGTGAATGAATTGGTGCAACAGTACCTAAAGGTAAAGCTACTGCTTCTCCTTTTTGTGGCCATGGTAAAGCACTTGTAAAATAATCATGTCTTTTACCTCTTTTAAGCAATGTATAATCGCTTAAAGTATCTGGGCCATCACCTTTATCTACAGTTACACTATTTTGTAAATTTTGATCTCTAAACCAATCGTTGTAAATTAAATTATATGCTCTTCCGCATAAATTATTAAATGATAAATTTACATCAGTTGGTACACCAAAATAATCATATAATGTACTATTTGTAACTGTACCACTTGTTTGTGGTACTAAGTAATCAGTACTATCTCCTGGATTGTCTTGCTCTCCGCAAAACTTTTCCCAATTATTCCAAATTAATCTATATGGTACTGAAAAGAAAAATGTTTCTATATATAAATTATCCATAAATGGATTAATTGGTGTTGCTAAACGGCCAAAGCCGTTAGCGTCCATGGTAAACGTATCACCTGGTAGTGCTTCATCATAAAATATTGGCACTAAATATCCAGCATCAAAAGTTGTTTTTAAACCGTGATCACGGTTAAATACAGATCTTTGTATATCTACTTTTGGTACTCTACTAAAATCCTTTGTTAAAGTACTTGGCAATGTTCCCATGGGTCCAAACATATTTTTTTACTCCTGTTTTAAATTTTCTAATTCAACTATAAATTCTGGTGGTATTTCTGCTGCTGGTTCTCCTTTTAATTCGTCCCAACTTCCTATTCGCATTAACGTGAAATCTTCTGGAAATTTGTTGAAAGGTGTATTCGGATTTTTTAATAAATCCATACATTGTCGTGTTGCAGTGCCATCTGTAAGTTCCACGAATGGCTGCATATATGTTCCAGATTTTTTGTCGTAAATAGAATACAAATTCTTGTCCATAGTTTGTCCTCGATTTTTTAAGTTGTTGTTTTATATAGTTCATATTTAATTATTATTTACATAATATATAATACCGGTCAATTATTTTTTTTATAAATCTCTTACAAGTCTATTTAATTGTTCTATTTTTACTTGTTCTTCTACAAATAGCCGATCCATTCTTTCATCATATTCGGCATACACTTCTGGTGCGTTTTCTTTACGTTTGTTTTTAATATCTTGTAATTCTTCTTCCGATAATAAATTATCGTAATACCTAGGTGGTCTGATTTTTTTTCCATTGATTATACAATAATCATTTGGATATACATCAGTTTTATATTTTTCAAACCATTCATATCCTATTCCTGGTTTTCTACTCATTGTGCAATATTCTGGGTTTATCACCTCCCCTGTCGTAGGGTTGATATAATGCGTTTCCGCATTTTTGCCTTTTTGTTTTTTCATTATGTAGCGAGCTACATATGCACAACTTGTAAAAGTTACTTCACCTATAACAATGTGGCCATATGGCCATAACTGTTCCAATTCTTCACTTCTATAATATTTTTGTTTATTTCTTGTTTGCCATAATTTCCTGTCAGGAAATTCATATCCAAATATTAAAGCGTGATAGTGAGGTCTTTTATTTTGTTCACCGTATTCTCCACAGTGAAAAAATCTTATTTTTTTGTGCTTCTTTCTCAATCTTTTCATAAAGAGTTGAAAATCACGCACATCTAC